AAGAGCCGCCTGCTTCTGGGCATCTCCCATTCCATCTGTAGCAGACTCTACATCTTTCAATACATCCGTCATGTCACGGAAATTTCCGTTAGAATCCATTACGGTAACAGAAGTATCACCAATGGCGATCTTTCCATCTTTCATCTTGCTGGTCAGATCTCTCATTATAGCAGCAAGAGAAGTACCAGCTTCACTGCTCCGGAGTCCGTTGTTTGCCAATGCTTCCAGGAAAGAGGTTGTGGTCTCAATGTCCTGACCGGCGGCATTCATGTTGGCGCCACAGTTCTTGTATGCCTCCCCTAGCTCTGCTGCTGTAGTCGAACTGTTCGCCTGCGCGTATGCCATCATATCTGCTATATGGGTTGACTGCGATGCTTCCAGATTAAAAGTACTGATATTATCTGTTACAACCTGTGATGCTTCTGCCAGATCCATATTGGAAGCTGCTGCCAACTGTAGAACGCCATCAATTCCAGAAAGAGTCTGGTTTACAGACCATCCGGCCAGGGACATATTTGTCATCGCGCTGGCTGCTTCCGTTGCAGAGAATTTCGTACTACTTCCAAGGCTCTTTGCCTTATTTTCCAGTGCTTCCAGCTCTGATCCGGTTGCTCCAGAGATAGCCTCCACTTCACTCATTCCAGCTTCAAAGGAACTTCCGACTTCCACCACATACTTTGCAGCTTCCTTTGCCTTATCACCAATTGCCGAAATAGCTTCTCCTGCAAGTTCCAGCCCCTTTGCAGCTAAAGCTTCTCCAAAACCTTCCTTCAAGCTCTCTCCGAACTCTTTCGTGGTAGTGATAACCGTCGTTGTTTCTTTCCCATATTCGTTTATGCTCTTTGCGCATTTATCCGTAGCATTTTGTGCTTCTTGCAGATACTTTTCATTCTGTTTTAAAGCCTGGTTATTTTTTTCTATATCATTCTCGGCGTCACTAACTTTTTTAGACCAGTCCGATACTTTTCCTTCGCACTTCTGGCACTCCAAGCCCTGTTTTTCAACAGCCTTCTGAAGGCTTTCCACTTCCTTTGACTGCTGCTGATACTCTTTTGTACCATCCTTTCCAGATTTCTGCATGTTTTCCTGGGCTTTTTCAGCCTCTTTCAATGCCTTGGAAAGTTCTTCATATCGCTGTGCGGCTTTCTGCGATACCTTCTGTGCATTTTCCAGTCCTTTTTTCGCAGACTCCGCCCTTTTCTGATAACTCTCAGTCTGCTTTGACAGGTTTTCCTGCTTTTTAGTCAGAAATTCAAGAGAATTGGCATTTCCCTTATATTCTGTGCTGAGTTTTTTCAGTTCAGAATTTAGCATTGCACTTTCTTTTTTCGCATTTGATACACCCTGTGAAAATTGTCTTTCTCCGTCCAGTGCAAGTACAATTCCAATTTTCTTTCCTGCCATAGTTAGTCCTCCCAACAAAAAATCCACATAAAAAGAGCACCTCAAACCGAGATGCTCTTTTTACATGGATTTTTATTTATACTTATTTCTTGGATATTGGGACTTCTTCAATGTGGGTTTTATACACCACCGGCGATGTAACCCATTTGATAAATTTCTTTATCAGAGCCCCTATCAGTATTGCAAATAATAACAATACAAACAATATTACCAATAACATATGCCACCCACCTTTCTGTTTTTCTTAATTATAATCCGCATCTCTGCCTAATTCAATATCTTTTCGCAAAGATGCGGAAGAAGATCAGAAAAATGAGTCAAGATTTAATTCTTCATCTTTTTTCTTTAAACCGTTAAAATCTAAATACTCATTATAGATCAGATAGAATTTCCGAAGTGTCATACCGAACACTTCTTTTTCACTATAATTGAGCACCTTACATCCCACATACAGTAACCGGGCTACGTTTATAGCCCGGTCTCCTGGTTTGGGTTTTCTTCCTCTTCGTCTCCAGAATCTTCATCATCACTGTCAGGATCCGGCATAGAAAAACCGTATGCTTCCAGCAAGGTAATAGCAAGCTTCTGCATTTCAGCTGGCTTTATAAGTCCGTCAATGGCTTCTACTTTTACTTCCTTACCTGTATCCACGGTGAGAAACGCAGCCACAACACTATAAAGTGTTTTTATATCTTCCGAATCGGTTTTATAGTCAGCAACTCTCGCAATTGCCGGCATAATTTTCACTAATGCCTTATTACAGGTTTCCTGGATTGCTTCAATTGCTCCAATGGTGAACAGGATATTGTATTCCTGTCCACCCATAACAACCGGAGCTCCTATTGGTCTTAAGTCGCTCATACAATCTCCTTTAATTCTTACGCAGTAATTGTTGCCTGTTTGTTCAGCCATGCTTTCGCTTTAGCTTCGCTGTCAAATACGAGTTTTTTACCAATAGACATCTTACCATCGACTTCCACTGGGTATGCTTTACCTTCAATGGTGGCAGTCTGGAAGTTTGTAGTGTCACCTTTTGTCTCAGCATTTTCTGTAGGCTCACTGTGCTGTACTTTATACAGCCAGATAACAGTGAAACTAACCACACCATTTTTCTTTCTACGCTTATAGAAACCAACTCCAAAATATGGAGCTTCGTCTTCAGTTCCGATTTCAATACTCTCTGGAGTTTCTTCCTGTCCTGAATCTCCTGCTGCCGCTTTTACATATGTATGACCAAGCAGTTTCGCCTGATTCTCCAGAGACAGATCATCCACTCCAAGAGATGTCCCCCAGTCTCTTACAGTTTTGTCTGTTTCAGCAACTCCATCATCTGCCCGAAGTTCTGCATCATTTTTATTTGGGGTTCCATTGAAGTTGATTGCTTTTGCAACAACAAAACCTTCTGTGTACTTATTTCCGTCTGCCCACTTTGCTGCTACAGGATATTTCATACCAATATGTGCCATGTGTTATTCCTCCATATCATAATCATTTTCAAATTCACATTCAAAGACAATGTGTCTTGTTTTATTATCTGGTTCCATCAATACGGTTACATCAGGATACGTTCCACCTTCTTCCAGGATTGCCCTGCGAATTTTTCTTTTTGCTTCCAGGTAATCCTTAGTTGATGGCAGGAAATAATGAATCTGCATTGAGGATATATCCTCTATCGGCTGATTGTCCGCGAATAGTTCTGCACCATCCTTCACATAATTAAAGGTAATATACTCGCTATTTCCACCGCCAAAAAAATCTGATGTCACCGGAATGCCAAGAGGCTTCAACGCTTTTATTATCTTTTGATTTATTGTCACAGCTTGTCCACCTCCGCGCCAATTACCTCTTCCATAACCTGCATTACTGCATTTTCGCTTTGTGCTACTGCTGCCGCGCGTACAGGTCTTGGCTCCTGGCCGTGTGACCTTACACCATATTCCAGATAACCCATTTTTTCAGCATTTCTAAGACCATTTTTATCAGTTCCATTTGGTTTTACCACAGCAAACACTCCGAGACTATTGTCTCTTGCGTTTGTAGCAACTATGGAAGCTTCCAGTTCGCCTGTTGAATACGGTTTTCCGTATTTATCCCTTCTGTTAGCTGCGGATCTGATCTGTGTTTTCAGGTTTTTTTCTACAATTGGGGCGGCCTTATTCACTGCTTTTTCAGCCATTTCATAAGGATTTGCCAGCTTATTCAACATCTCTTCAACATCTTCAAAACCTGTTATCGTCATCCTTGCCATTGCCCTACCTGCGCTTTCCCACGTTCACGCATCTGACAAGTCAGCTGCACCTTCATGGATTTATTTTTCTGATATCTGCGCTTTATATCATAAATTTCACCTGTAGATTCATCCACCAGGAATGATTCTCCAGAATAATTACACGCCATGATCTCAACAACCTGGTCTGCGGTATAACCATTCTGTTTCGCAAGAACCTCATCATCCCTGGTACTGTCGCGGAAGTCTGCCGGAATACCACCGATAAATTCATATGTTTCCTCCATCATGATTCCATTATCATTTATCGTTGGATCATTTTTCTTTACCGGCAGCGAAATACTTTTATTCCACATCCAGGTCACTTCCTTCCAGTGTCATGCGAAAAACTTTTTTTCGGTACAGATCCAGATACATTCGAGTATCTGAGCGGTCATTTCCAAGATATGCCTTTACATATAAAGTCACAGCTGTAAGGACTCTCGGATCATCCGTATCCTTCTTTAGAATATCAGGAGGCACACCGGAGGTCTTCATGTCCTCCAGTGCATCTGCAATATAGTCGCTGATATCATCGTTATACACATTAATACCTTCTGCGATTCCACATCGTTTTTTTATTTTTTCCAGCATTTACTCACCATCATTTCAGCAGCAGATAACCATTTACAAACGCTTTCTCATCTCTTACTTTGACATCCTCTCTTTCAATAGCACGGTAAATAGTCAGATCTTCCTCGAATGCGTTAAGTGTACCGATAGATGCAATATTGGAAGTCATGATCGTAGTTTTCGCACGATCAAAGTACCAGATACCTTCTTTCAGATCTCCGATTATAATCGGAATCTTGGTTTCACTGATTTCAAAGTAACCTGCAATTTCCGCTTTTTTAGGTTCTTCTACTTCTGTATATACTCCTTCTGCCTCTTTGTAATAAATTTTTCCTGCTTTTACATCAGTATCTGTCGTCTTTGCATATGTCGGTGTGCTTGACAAATCCTCGTTCGGGATAACTTCAACCGGTATATATGTCCCTCCAACAGCAAGTCGCATCTGCATGGTATCTTTTGGATCTGGTGCAAGAAGGTATCTTCCATTGGTATCCTTCAAGGTATCTAAGTACTGTAAGCCATCATCATTTGTAATAATTTTCGAAGACTGCTTAAACGCAGATCCGAGTGTTACATTAAGCGCCTTTTTAATATCATCCAACCCGCTTAATTTCACTTCTTTTTTGGTCTTAATCGCATCCATGATCAGATTGTTCTCAGTTACTCTTGCCTCATCTCCAATCCACTCAATGAGTGTAGAAGCGATATTTGCATCACTGTCAGCCAGAAGCTCATTGGTCACTGGGAAATATCCTGCATATTTACCGATTTCATAATCAATCCGCTCAAACTGTGGAGTATTTTTTGCACCAATCTTACCTCCTTCACCTACTTTGGTGAATCCAGTCTGCTGAGAGCGCTTTTTAAATGTTCTGGAACCCTTTTCAGTTTTGACAGATTCTTTACGGACCAGCTGGCCTAAGGAAAACTTGGACTCTTTGTATTTGTTGATTCTGGTCTGGATATCCTCTGGAACAGTATAGCCTCCATCTGCTTTTGAGCCTTCACTCATGGAATTCTGTACGTGGAACTCTGCTCTGGCAGCCTGCGCAAACTCTGCCGTAGAATCTTTTGGTGTTCCTGCAGGAACCTTACTCTCCGGCACGGCTGCTCCATCGTCCAAGTCTTTCAGAATATCAAATTTATCCTGAAGCTCTTTCAGTTCATCTTTAGCTTTTTTTGCTTCTTCCAGTTTTCCTTCATTGGCAAGGTTCTTAACTTCATCTTTTTTCGCGTTAATCTTCTCCAGAAGGTCTAATAATTTTTTGTTCACGTCTTTTTCTCCTTTCAAAAAGAGAGATCAAACACCATACCGGTCAAGATCTCCCAATAATTCAGCCTTTATCTTTTCTTTTTCCAGATTTCTCTGATTAGCCTCTTTTGCTTTGATTTTTTCCATAACTGCATCTGCAATAGCGTCAATATCCAGAGTTTTATTTTCCGGTTCTTCATGCTGCTTTAATGCTTTTGGGGTCTTTGAATACTCATCAAAGTAATTACTTGTACAAGCTGCTGCCTGTACACTGTCCTCCACTTCAAAATCAAAATAATCAGTAGTATCACTTCCGACCATCCAGGTCTCTTCGTTGATCAGATTATTGATTTCCTCTTCTGTAACCCCTTCTTTGGTCTTCGACATGTATGTCTGCAGGATTGCTTTCTGGCAAATATCCAGAGTATCTGCATCTTTTCTCAGCTGATCTGCGTTCATACTTGTAAAAAAGTAACCATTTGTAGGCTTATGAATCATAAAGGTTCCATTTGCCGGAATCACGATCCGATCACCGGCACATGCAATCACAGAAGCAATACTGGCCGCAATACCATCAATATAGGTGGTAATCCTGGCATTATTGCGTTTCAACATGTTATAAATGGTAATTCCGGCAAATACAGATCCACCTCCACTGTTTATGTGAAGGTTAATCTCCTGTATGTCTTCCAGATTTTTCAGGAAATCTGAAATATCAGAAGGACAGGTATCATCATCACACCATTTTCCCCAGTCATCAGATACGATATCCCCAAAAATATTCAAATCTGCTGAGATTTCTGTCTGATTGCAGATTTCCAATTTTCCTACATTCTTTTTCTGGTTTTTCAGCAGTAATACTGGCATTCTACTCACCTCCTTTGGTGTACTGTGTTCCAACTTTTTCAAGCGGAATATAATTTCCATTCACAATGAGCTTATCGCCATCCGGATCATCCGGCATATCCAGATATCTCCTCGCTTCATTTGGCTTGTATATTCCATTGTTTACAGCATCTTTTAACATTTCCATCTGTGTCTTTGTATCAGTCCTCAAAATTGCCTTCTCATTAAACTTATAAAAAAATCCATTTTCTTCCTCTTTCAAGCTCAGAACTTTCGCATTGATCTCTTCTTCATACATTTTTAGTCTGTACAAAGCGGTATCAACTAAAAATGCCAGCTGCTGGGTTTCACTGTTTGAATAACTGGATTTTTCATAATTATTGATCTGATTCGGCTTAATACCGAATGCTCCTGCAATCTGAAGTGCGGAATACTTTTTTAATTCGAAAAACTGTGCGTCAGTCAGATTCATTTTCAGTGGAGTAAGCTGTAGTCCGATTGGGACAGGTATTACCCTTCCTGCATTTTTCGGGCCTGACAGTTTATCTGCAAATTTTTTCTGCAGCGCTTTTATCTTGCTCTCTTCCAGATCACCCACGTACTGTAATGCCATGCTTGCACTTAGTCCCTGACGATAAAGGTTATTCATAAAATTCTGACTTTCCAATGCTCCACCCACGGTATCCTGCAGAATTTCCCGCACAGATTTTCCCATAATTCCATTTAAGGAATACCAGGTTTTAAAGTGCATAACCTCACTAGATCTGAACAAATACTGTTCTCCGGTCTTGGGATCATTGTACTGATAATACAGTTTCCCTTTTCCTCCAAACACACCAACATCATCCATATATACAGTCACACAATTTGCCTGCATTGGCCAAAGATCCAGGACTTTGTAATGTCCTCCATATTTTTCTCTTTCAAAGGTACCACGCATCCAGATATAGCCATTTCCATAATGCTGACAGTTCATCTCTGTAGTAGTCCACAAAGTTGTGGGTGTCATTATCGTGTTCGGTCTCACAGTCAGAAGCCTGGTTATCTTGCTCGGCTCTGCCCTGATCCGACCTTTAGGCGTTTCCTGGTAGTACTTTAACGGCACTTTTCCTATGGTTTCGCTGAGCATTTTTAAGCAGGTGTAATATGTCACCTCTTTCTCAACATCTGGCTTAGTACCAGTTATTCCCAGCCATTCTTTCAGCTCATCGTCATCCATGTCTACCGTTGGCCGCGTCATTGCATTCCATGCATTTTTTAATCTGTCTAATATACTCATTGTTACCAGTCACTTTCCAAAAATTGATCTATTCCTTCCTGGTAGCTGGATCCGAATTCATGATACATTGCCAGCTTAAATCCACACAAGGTAGAATCCACAGGGTCAATTCTTTTTGTTGTAGCATCTTTATCTATCTTAATCAGTCCCTGGTTGGTTCTGATCACTGCATTGCTCATTGCAAAATTCAATACAGGATTGTATTCGTACAGGACATTTCCGCAATATACCTGCTCACGGAATCCCTGAGTAGCTTCATTCAAGTGTTTATGGCTCTGGAAAACTTCCTCCACTGTATAACCTTCGTTTGATAGATCCATCATCAGCTTACTTGCATTGGCAGGGTCAAAGCACAGACATTCTATGTTCCAGTCATTCTCTGCACATGTATCCAATACATATTGCATTACTGCATTCTGGTCTACAATCGGAGTATCTGTCACTGTAATAAATCCCATTCTTTCCCAGGCATCATAATCCACTTTATCTTTTGCCTTTCTTTCAGCCAACTTCTCCCGATTCGGAATGAAAGAGTGGGAATACAGTATGTATTTCACAATTTCTTTTCCAGTCTGGTCAAATTCACCTGATAGAAAGGGAATTACGAATGTAACAGATGTAAGGTCTATTTTGGCTGACATATCGAACCCCACATAAACACTCATTCCATGAGTATCAATAGGGATTTTATCAACCTGGCAGGCTTTCCACTTTGCCATGTCCATATATCCGTTTTCTTTTGCCTGAACCCAGATATTCAACATTTTTGTGAGAAATGCCGTCATCTTTTCCGGTATTTCTTTGGCTACCCGCCAGGCTGTACGGATCTTATCCGCGCCATTTTTATAGCTCATCCTAATCGGATTCGCTTTTTTCCAGATGTTTTCATCTTCCAGGTTACGGATATCATCCTTATAATCCTCCGGATCCACTTCGCAGATATCCACCAGATACTCTTCATTCTCCACATCCACATCCGGATCCAGTATCTTAGAGCAGTATTGATACTCCTGCACATAACATGGATAAGTAAGATCCATCCCTGCAGTTGTAATAATCATCAGCAATGGCTCTTTGGTGTTTGCTCCAAGACCAAGATCATAAAACTCAGTAGTCTTGTGCTGATGGTATTCATCCAAAATCAGTCCGGCCGGATTGGTTCCATCTCCATTCTGGCCATCCTCTTTCGACAATGCCTTTATGAAGCTTCCAGTTTTTCTGTGTATTACAGCATCCCTGGTGATTTTAAAAAGAGGTTTCAGTGGAGATTTATTCAGCATGAGCTTAGCTTCATTCAAAATAATCTTCGACTGATCCCTCTTGGTTCCAGCAGTATAATATTCGTAATTTTCTTCATTTCTCGTAGCCATAACTGATATTTCATAGAGGGCTACACCAGCCTCCATCTGAGACTTGGCATTTTTCCTTCCAACCTCAATAAAAGACTGTTTGAACCTTTTATAACCGGTAAGATCTTCGCGCCATCCATAAAGTTGGCACAGATTAAATTTCTGCCATATCGTCAAGCTGATCGGCTGTCCTGCAAGGTCACCTTTAGAATGCCGGAGCATGGAAAACCAGTCTACAATTTTTGATGCTTCCTCTTCATCCCAATGATAAGGCCATACATTAGCCTGTACATTCTTTGCATCCTCTTTCTTGCAATCCCTAAGGAAGCGCATACAAGCCCATTTATGTTTTTTCCCTGATATTTCTTCCCCGGCCAGACAACGGTTGGCGTAATCTATCAGTTCTTCTTTGATGGTCATATATTGCCAAATTTATTTGTGATAGCTTCCCTTGTCTTATCAGACTTCACTGCTGCAGCTTTCAGTCTGGCGTCAATAGTGAGTCCACACAGGGAAGCAAATTTTCTCATTTCCTCTGCGTATGTGCGCTGAATATCAACCATTGGATTTTTCACCACAATAACGCCATTCCTGGTCTCTCGATCAATGTAATAAGTCTGATCTTTCAATATCTCTGTAGCCTTAACATAGTTAGCAAAAGCATTACAGTAACCGCCCAGGTTGTTACGATCTAGGTTCCCGATCAGATTGATCTTTTCCAGTTCCTTGACAATCCTGCGCCACTCTTTTTTTGCCACATTATCAATCAGCCAGGTAGGAGGACGTTTTAATTGATTTTTGTCCGTAGTCACACTGTCTTCTTCTGCTTCCCTGGTCTGCATTGTGATCACAGTAAGATTTCCCCGCTGCTCTGTCAGCGGCTTCCTCGGTCTTCCCATTCATCCTCCCTCCTTCCTTTGCCAACTTTTTATGAGTATTTAGAATTTTGCGCAAGCTATAGGGCATGCGGGGACGACGGCGTTTCCTGAAAACTTTTCAGACCGCCCCTCCCGTCTGTGTATAAAAATCCACAAGCATTTTTGCAAGCTTTTTTTCCATCACTGGTCTCTCTTTTTTATACATCTGCTCAATTTTTGAATGTGTATCGTGATGTAATGGCATAAGATTCTGCTTATCGCATCGTTTATCCCATGCTTCTTTTAACGGAATAATATGATGCACTGTATCTGCTGCCAGGATTACTCCTTCCGTCATGTAGACATACACATCAATCCCGCAAACACTGAGAATATCAGATCTTGTCAGCTGCCATTCCCTTGAATCATAAAATGTTTTGCTTTTCTGATCTCTGGCATTCTGATCATATATCCGATAGCGTTCTTTATCTCTTTGTTTCATGCAGGGACACCTGCTGCCGGACGGAATTCTTTTTCCGCACCTGCCACATCTCTTATATATCATCTTTTTCTCCAATAAAAAACGCCCAGCCGTGCCTGCCAGACGTTTGTGGAAGTATGTATGAGTCAGTATTGTACCATTATATCGGCGGTACTAACCGAGTCGGAACAGATGGAACCGAACCACCGACACGCTGGATATAAGCCAGCTGCTCTACCACTGAGCTATGTTCCGATATACCTGCCAAGCCATAGTGCCTGACAAGTAAGGGTGCAACCGATTGATATTTGATTCATCCATCTGAATCTATTATAGTTATAACACGAATCAAGTATACCATTCTATACCATCTTAAAATTCTTCAATGCTGATGAATGCAGCCTATGTACCTGTGTCCATCCATAGCCCATCTCTGTTGCTACATCATCCCATTTTAAGCCTTTTATATAGCGTAAGCGCAGAACTTTCCGTTCATCTTCTGAATGCATTTTGCGGATCTGGCTCTCAATCTTACGATATTGCTGAACCTTGTTCAAACGTTCTTTCTTCAGCAATTCAATCTGTTCATCCAGTATCGCAATGTAATCCGACAGATCTGATTGACTGCTGCCTTTTGGCATTCCATCATTCACTACGGAAGGAAACATCTTATCAGCTCTTAATCTTTTGATTTCTTCCAGGATGTCCCGCTCTCTTTTAACTGCTCTCTGATATGATTTTAAATATTCTTTTTTCTTTTCGTTTTCTTCCTGCATGCTCCTGTCCATTGGCGTCACCTCCTGAAATACCTGTTACAAATAGTTTCTGCCGAATATCTGCATAAACACCTTTCTGCTTCCAAGCTGCTCCTCAAATGCTTCCTGTCCCTGTCTGTGAAGTTCATCCATTACCGCTTTATCCCTATGCACAGCATGTTTACCTGTCGCATGGCATTCCAGGCACAAATATACTTTTAATCCATATTTCTCTGATAGTGTCCGATTCGGACCACCAAATATGTGATGTTCTTGAGTCTGGCCACACCTGCTGCACAGGTAACATCTTCCTTTTCGGCTTCCGAGAATGCTGGCCGGATGGGACATCCTTTTTTTCTTCGTTTCTTCTTTTGGAAATTTAAGTCCGCTCATATTTTTCCTTCTTTCATCTTGTCCGAGTCGGACATTAACTAAATGGCAGTTCCTCTTCAATTCCATCCGGTATATTCATGAAACCATCAGGTCCCACATCTGGTGATTGTTGTGGAACATTCTGCTGACTGCTGCCAGATCCAGAGCCTTTGCTTTCTGCAAATTCCTGTTCTTCCACAACAACCTCTGTAGTATAAACTTTCTGTCCGTCACGGTTGGTATAACTTCCGGTCTGAATACGACCTGCGATTGTAATCTTCAATCCTTTTCGGAAGTATTTCTCCACGAACTCGGCAGATCTGCCAAATACTACACAAGGAATGAAGTCTGCCGTTGTATCTCCATCTTTTCTAATCTTTCTATCTACTGCCAGCGTGTATCTGGCAATTGCTAATGAATTTTCTCCAGAGGTGTATCTCACCTCTGGATCTCTTGTTAAACGTCCCATTAAAATTACTTTGTTCATCTCTTAGCTCCTTAATCATTTAATCAGCACATAAATCTGGCCAGTCATCCGGATACGCGTCACTGTTATCAAAATACTCCTGGCATATTTTCCGGATAGTACAGTCACAACAGTATCTACAATCACAGTACCGCTTAATCGTGTTTATCGCTTCGGCAGCTTCCTGGTTCGTCACTTCTTTCTGATCCACATTAACGATTTCAATCATCATTCTCACCTCTATTTCGAATCATGCAGGAGCCAGGCGACCACACCGAAGGCTCCGATCAGCACGCCAGCACCCATTGCAACGATTACATCTATCATCTATTCCTTATTTTTACGATTTTTTCTGTCAGATTTGATTCCGAACCATCCATATCCCCTGCGAATATCTGACTATCAATATACATTGCTTCTGGATATTTCAATCAACTCCATCTCCTTCCATTTATTGCAAATTCCTTAATCTTCCTTATACGGTTCCGGAAGTGGCATCCAGGCGTTTACATATAAATCGTGTTCGCAAAAACTCTCGTCTTCGTCACCAACTCTAAACGTACCGCCGTCATCATCGTCGACTGTATATCTTCCAATCATCGGCAGCGAAAAGTTAAAAAAAGATACCAGAATGTGTTCGTCTGGGTCTGGTAATCTCTCGTCAACCAGAATCCAACCATTTTCTTTCTCGTCCTGTTCCAGATCTTTTAGGAGACTATTTACAATATCCAGGGAGCTCCCCGGCAATCCATCCTTGTATATCGTCCGTTTCTGCAATTCCTGTTTATACTGCAGCAATCTTTCTTTTATCCTACTTACCATCTCGCTTACCTCACTTGGTTCTGAGAAACCGAATCATAAATCGTTCTTTCCAGTCAGGCTGCCATTTTCTGCAGCTGTAATCATCTTCTACCAGTATGCCCTTCCGATCACACAGGCCATTATCATTATCCTTGCAAGTCTTACATGTTCTATCTTCCATCTAACCTCCTATTTTTCATTCATCAAAGATGTCACAATCCGTAGCCTCTTCTTTCATCCCTGCTATCGGTTTGCCCTTTACATATTTGTCACAGTCAATTGCGCTGCATCCCCTTGAATGTCCGGTTTTGCATATATAGTCACAGTTTCCGAGATTAGGATTAAGTTGTCTGTATATACAGCTTGAACCTTTTCTTCCAGTAGATTTTTGGTTACCTCTCAGCACTTCCGGCTTAATACCTCGCTTTCTGAACCAATACCTAACTGTTGATGGCCAGGTTTCATATTTTTCTGCAATCTCTTTCTGGGAACTTCCGTTTTTCACCATCTGTATGATTTCTTTACGGTGCACGTCCAATTCTTGTACTTTGGTCTCGTATTTTTTCACAGAACCACCTCTGCATCTGAGGGCATATTAAAGATTCTAATCTTTTCTGGATGCTGAGCCGCAACCTGGATAGCACAGAGAACACGAACAGTCTTTTCCTCAGTACTATACTCTCCCAGGATAGCTCCCTCCACCTTATCTTTGGTGTGCGCCAATATTTGATAGGAACCGGTTGGCATACGGACTGTAGTAGTTGCTTTTCCAACCATATCTATCAGCTGATTCCTCTGTGATCTGATTTTCATTTCTGCAATTTTCTCCTTTCAGATAAGGTCCTGGTAGTATTAACCAAATTCGTTGTATTACGTTCATACTGGCGCATTTCCTTCCGCAATTCATCAACCACTGTGAATATTGCCCTCATAAAATATTTCCCGGCATTTTCCCGGGTTGCTCCTGCATCCACACGCAGTTCATTTACTTTTATCCCTATAGCAGTGATTGCTCTGTACTCCGAAGGACTTACCATTGTTTTGATCAGTCTTTCCTTCATCCATTTAGGTGGATTCTGGCCATACATTTTTCTATATTTCTTTTTCAGCATTCTGAAATTCATATTTCACCGCCTCCCTGCTGCCAGGAGCTGTCTCCTGGTCTTGTCATAGTCCAGGAGCAGCTGCCTTTTCATTCTTATCCTCCAGATACTTATCACAGTTTTCAACACTACAGCCCCTTCTGTGACCAGTTTTCCCTATGTAATCACAGCCGCCTTTTCCCGGGCTTGTTTCTCTGTATTGGCAGGTTGCACACTTCTTTTGATTTCCTTGCTTGTCAATTCCATGTCTCGCCATCCAGTGAGTAACCGTTGACTGAACAACGCCTAATTCCTTTGCAATTGCATACTGTGATTTTCCGTCTTTCAGCATCTGGATGATTTCTTCCTGGCAATCATCCAGCTTGCTTTTGTTCTTTGGCAGATCTACCAATTTCTTTTTTTACAGCCTTAGTGGAGGATTTTTCTGTCTTTACCATCTGTTCTACTTCTTGTTTGAACTCAAAATCCTCTATTGCAGGCACATCCACCAGGTAACGGTTTCTCTCCAACATTTTTTCCAGAGCCTCTACTATGAATTCAGTGCCATCGTTTTTTAGACTTTCATCATACATCACCAGTACTTTCTTCCCTTGGAGAAACTTTTTCAGAGCATCCTCTAACTTTATTTCCTGCAGCACATCTCACACCGCCTCTCTGTCAAATCCAAGTTCTTTGTAAATGTTGTAATTATCCAGATCTTCAAATTCGATTTCAATATCCATTTCTTTTTTTATCTGCGCATAGGCTGCTGCAGCTCCCACGCGATCCACATAAACCCTGGCCGCTTTGTAATTTTCCATGAGCTTTTTATTTTCTTCTGTATATCCCCAAGCCATCTTACTTGCATATAAGATAATCAATATATTGATGATGGCGATATAGTCCTCTGCCCTGGTAAGCTTCTCCTGGGCTTCCTTCATCAAAGCGGCAGTAACATTTTCTCTGATTTCTTTTTCCTTCAGTTCCAAATATGTCTTTAAGGCAACAGCTTCCTGGCCAGTTATGTCAGCAGCCCCCTCTACCGGCAGTGCAACATTCAGTGGTAGTGGCATCTTGCTTTTTGACAGTTCCTTTGCCTGTCGTCTTCTCTCTGCTCTGTTCATCTTTTTCCTTTCTGAATCGCTTTCAGAAACTCAACAAGCTCCGTCTCACTGTTTGGATATTTATTGTATTTAGCATGGTATGTCCATTTTGGAATCTGATTTTTTCTGTCTGGCTCTGGGCCACCTACTAAATGCATGTAGTACGATTCACCCGGATTATACCAATGTGACTGCTGCGGTTCTGGATCATACTCTTCTACGATCAGTCGTGTGCCATTTTCGAAGTCATACTTGTAATACCTCACGCCTATATGTTTGTCTTCGTACCAGAGTCCCCACAATTTATAACTTCTCAGCCATGCCTTACGTTCTGTGTCATTTCCCATAATGTCAAGAGGCTCTTGTTCATGTTCTTCTTCCTGGCAATCGTACACCAAGCTCTGATTTTCTTCAGTATCCTGCTGCCTTTCGTCCGTGATTTCAGCTGCCTGTTGGCAGCATTCTGGCTTGTCCGAGTCGGACATTTCCATTGTTTCTTCTGTAAGATCAAATTCTGAAGAATCTGGATCATACAAATTAACAAGCTCTAACACCAGACGGATATAGCTCATCTTGCTTTCCTTCTTTTGGGTATTGGATTGGATCGTTATTCCCCTTGAATACCCTTCGAATGTATAGCTGAATCCATCACACGCCTGGCTATGATATCCATAAGGAGCATATTTTTTCTGTAGCTCTTGAGCTCGCTCCCCGTTTTTTTTATATTTTCGACAAATCTGCATGATTCCCTTAAGCAGTTCCGGATACCTGGTGCAAAGCTCTTTCACAGCTTCTTCTGGTTTCCATTCACTCCAGGAATTATTTATCTCTTCAAGAGTCTCCATTGCTTCATTTGGCTGTGTTTCAGGCGGATCTGGTTCTTCTTTCTTAACTCGCTCCTGGTACTCAAATTCCATGCGTTTCTTCGACACATAGCAGACCTTTCCACCTTTTTCATCATAGAATACAAAATCTTTTTCTTTGCCTCTCTGCACTGCGGCAAATTCAGCTCCCATTGCCCGGAAGCGTCTGGCGGCGCCCACATACATCTTGGCATATACATCTTCCAGGAAGATTTTTATTATCCTTGCAATATCCGGAGTAAATACCTCATCTTCCCTGTAATACGGGCACTCTTTCTGTGGATCTACCAGCGGAGCCATCTTTACTGATTTCTGTTTTTTTCCGTATTTTTCTATCAAGGTTTCTGCCAACTGCTGCCAGGTGATCAACTTTTCCTCATCACTGTCCGGATTAAAAAGAATTCCATCCTTTTTCCCCTGATAATTCAGATGTCCATTTCTGATCCGAACACCATCATACAGGGTGCTAAGCATGTAAATTGACATATTCTTATCTCGCTTCTGGATCCGTTCTGTCGTGTACCGCTTCAAACTCTCAAAAAATCTGTCAATCTGAACGTCCACATCAATTACCGTGTCATCTTCCGGCGGACGATATTTCCCGGTTGCTTCTGCCAGCGTAAGCTGTCCTTGAATCTGGCGGTTTAGCTCCTGTTTTTCTTTCAACGTCTTTACTTCCGGAAGTGTAATTGCTCCATTCTTCTGATATAGTTCCAGAGCCTCTTTCTGGTGATTCTCATCCAGATCGGTCAGCTCCCTGGCCACGGATATATTTATCTTCGCATTCTTAAACTCCTGCATAAGCTCAGGGCTCAGCTTTTTCTGAATTGCATGATATCTTTCCAGCTGAGTCCCGGATGTTCCAAGTGTTGCCTGGACCATTTTCCTTGTGGTTCCCTGCAGATCGACCAAATCCCGGAGCTCTTTAATCACTTCCTCCGTGATAAGGGCTTCCTTCATTTTCTCCCAGTCGGTTTTCTCCCGGAACCGGTTTGCCTGGATGATTCCCAGCTTATTAAGCAGCTGTTCCACTTTTTCATCTTTATCTTCTGGAAGCTTCTCCGTGTTCAGCGTCACTTTGGTATATTTACAATTAATCTTCCGGAACTCTTCATGCCCCTCTTCTACAAGCATTCTGCAGCACATTGTACGGCAGTGTCCGGATATGATCCTGTCTTTACCATTCACATCCTCAATCAGAACATCCTGCATTACACCAAACAAAAGAATTGAGTTTTTCAGTCCCTGTAGTCGCTCTGGATCTGTAGAATAGAAATTCTCCTTGGATGGTTCTAGTTCAAAAACATCACGATACACTGTATCACTGATATTCTCAGTCTCCACGGGCTTTCGGTTGTTCACCATATCTGCCAGATTAAATGCCATCAGGCTTCCCTCCCTTCCGTCCATTTATCCATCATGATTCCTGCTGCCACCAGATACTCTTTTACCAGGCGTTTGTAATCTTTTGCAGCCAAAGAGCGCGGAGAATACAACGGAATAGGCTTTCTTGCATATGTACATTCAGACACTTTCCTGGAATAACGGATTCTTGTACTGAGCATAGGATATCCTGCTGCCTGTATCAGATCTGCTCCCTGTTCCTGTGCCAGATTGTTTTTGTCATACTTTGTGATAAAGATCCAGTAATTCTTCAGATCTTTGTTCAATTCCTCTTTTGTGTATCCGATCTGATTCACCAGCTCCGGAAGCCCTTCTGTGGTATTATCATCAATTTCCACTGGAATCAGAACATCATCACAGGCTGTCAGCGCATTAATTGTGGATATATTAATATCCGGTGCATTATCGATTATGCAAAAATCATACTGCTCCGCCACGCATGCCAGTGCATTTTTGATTCGGAACTGCTGCGGCCGCGTCTGATCAAACATCACTTCCTGGTTTGCCATCAACAGACGCATATTCGCCGGCAATACATCCAGATTGTAATATGCCGTGTGTCTGATCAGCTTTCCCATCCAGTCTTCCGGATGTCTGGCAGTCATAATCCGGTCAATACCTTCTCCATCCTGTGTGCGGCAATTCAATCCTCTGGAAGCGTCCCCCTGTTTATCGTTGTCCACCAGGAGGACTCGGTTTCCCTGCTCCGCCAAAATATAGGCGAAGCTATTGGATGTAATTGTTTTGGCTACACCGCCTTTTAAATTGATTACTGCTATCGTCCTCATACTTTTCCTCTTTTCATCTTTTTATGGTTTTACGGCTCCGTCTATTTCTTTGCTTTCGGTCGGCTTTTTCCATCCACTCCGGCTTTCCACCTTCCGGCTCATCATCAAAATAGATCTCGCCATCATCCCCTCTGTAGTAGTGGAAGTTCATACCAGCTCTTGTTATTGTTCCTATGTATGTCATTGTCCTGGGATCCTGTTCCGGACGCAGACTCCATCCTTTTCCCCAAAGTTCAGCTATCTCCATGCTTTATCATCTCCTCCTGGAGCCACTGTGAATATGAATGTGTACCGGCTGATGAAGAAACCTCCAGTTTAAGTCTGTTGACAGGCTCATAAACCTTTCTCCACTCGTCCGCATTCTTGATCTCGTTTCCCTTCGTATCTTTGAAGTCAACTGCTGCCAGATCTGATATTCTCAGAACTCTGGATGCCACGAAGGTATCTTTCGTGTGTATACAGATCTCACAGGAAGAATGAAATCTTGCCAGTGCCTCCGCAAGCGCCTGCAGGTTGCACTGATGATATGTGCTTACCACACATCCAAATCCTTCCCTGGTCACGATCTGTCCATGATACATGATTTCAATCACGTATCCATATTTTCTCTGTATACATGCCTGGCACTGTTTATCCGTCTCCAGGTAAATGTTCACCTTCATGGTTCTAATCCTCTTCTCTTTAAATTCGTCTATTCAACTTGATCATGGTGTACCTGCGGTATTTATATCCGGTTACTGGGTTAATGCCTTCAAAGAATTCTGCTATGTAATAACCTTTTTTCATTTTTATGTCTTTTTGCCAGCGCACCAGTTTCTTTTTCTTAGGATCTGGAAGCGGCATATTTCTTGAATGACTGTAACTTGCTTCTTTGATTTTTGGTTTTGCAAGGGTTCCATCCTGTTTTACTTCTCTGGTTTTTTCATCCTTAGTGAGGTATGCGGCCAGCCTTCCAAAATCTTCCTCTGGGCATTTGCTCTTTTTTATTCTCGTTATGTAAACTCCACCATGCGGCCATGCCCTTTCAATTAAGCTGGCTGTAGTTCCAATATCATTTATAATAAAATGAATGTGCCAGGCTCCTTTTGTTCCTCTTTCGATATTGCGGATCCAGTAAAGTTTCTTTCCCGCCTTCTCATATATTTTTTTTATTTTCCCCATTGCATCTCGGAAATGTTTTTGAGCTGTTTGTATATCTGGAGGACGGTTTTCTGGTTTATATGTGTATGTGGCCCATATATCACCAGGAGAAAAATATTCCATTGCCAGAAGTCTTACCTTTTTGATTTTGTTCCAATGATTTATCCTGTATATATCTTCTGGTGTTAACTTTCTCTTTGGCTGTCTTTTCTTTCCGGGTGCTCCATACTTTCCGTCATGGTTCTCTTCCACATACAATATATCCTCATCCCGTAAATGCCAGGTTTTTCGCAGTGTTCCCATACCATTTGCCTCATAACTTTAATATCTTTATCAAGTGCTAAACAGGGGAATTTCACCCCTTATTTTTCTTACATTCTTGACTTTTTAGTGGCCCAATGATATTATGTAATTGGTTGATTACATATGGACCTGAGTCGATGCACCCCTTGCATCGGCTCTTTTCTTTAGTTTACATAACTTTCTTTTTTCTGATCTGTTCCAGCTCTTTTTCAACATCTTTTCCGCTGTATTCTGTCAGAAGCTTTCCAGAGATGTTATAAGTCCACTTGGTGGACATCTTAATCGCTATTCCAATCGGCAGTTTTCCCTGCTGCATCGCAACACGTACAAACTGCGGGGACGTATTGAGAATTGCAGCAGCTTCAGTTGTCAATATTTTTCCTGTGTTCATTTTTCGCATCCTGCTTTCTTATTATTCCATTGATAAATCCGTAATCGGTACATTTGAAATAACCTCTGATTGATCCTGCTTCCCCCATGTGATTTCGATTGTCATATGAGGGCTCTTTCTGGTGTTTTTCACCTGTCTCTCCATTTTTCTAATGAGTTTGCTCAAGAATCCATCCTGCAGTGCTATCTCATGAGGTATTTTGCATACGATTTTTATATGTTCCATCTTTACACATCCTTTTCTTCCCATCACTTTTAACCAGCAGCTTTCGCTATAGCCAAAACTAATGCGATTATTGAAATTACTAATGAAATTGTTTGTAGCTTCATTCTCTCACCTCGTTTTCTGTCGATATATCTCTACTTTTTTCCTTTCTATGGTAATTTATTTCATACTGTGTTAAGATTTCCCTACCCTAAATAGAAAGGAGGAATCACTATGGATGATTTAACCAGAGAACAGCAGAAACTTCTTACCTCTATGTACAAAGAAGTTTTAAGCCGCCAGCCCGCTGTATCCTTTGACGAAGCAAATTACTTTGCTAATTCAGATGTAGTTATGGAACATTTCTATCCCGACTCTGATTCTGATCATGTATCTTCTCTTTGCTGGTCACTTGCTTCTGCCGGATACATCACTTGCGAACCTGGCGAAGATCTTGCCAATGAGATCAAGCTCACCGATAAGACAATCATTTACATGGAAAACAAATTTAAAAATGGTCTTAAGAGTGTCCTTGAATTCCTGGCACAGTTCAAATGAGTTTTTGGCCAGCCGCCTTATTCCGGCTGGCCATTCTCATAATATGCTGCATGTACATGCTCCGATGTTTTGTGAAAATTTAAAGCATGTGTCACATCTTTTGTATAAGTACATGGTGGACAATCACCCTTTCTCTTTGGATTTTTGTAACATGTATTTTTCTTGCAGGTTGGAACATTTCCATCACAAAGATATAAAACCCTTTTCTGCTCTTCTCCTAACAAGTACTCCATGTTCGTTTTGAACATTCGAGACATCTTTTTCAACTTTTGGCTTGGAATATCTTTCTTTTCATTAATCCAGTTGTAATATGTTTTGTGAGATACTCCTAATTGCGAAGCAAGCTGCTCCTGCGTCAGCCCTTTTCGAACTCTTTCTGTTTCAATATTAGTTAACATTTTATTTTTCCTCACTTTCTTTTATTGACTTTCCTTTCCTGTTCTCCTATTCTTGAGCTACAGGGCACTGCCATGCCTGAGTATTATGAAAGGAGTTCTTTATATGACAATTCACGAAGTCATTGATCTGTTCAGTCACGAAATGATCAACGAAATCTATCACTCCACTGCTGACGAACTTTCCAAGGATGAACTTGTCAGTGCAGTACATGAAGTTGCATCTACTGTCCTGAAAACTTATGAAGCGCAAACCAAAAGATAAGCAGCATGGCAGTTATTCTTATTGCAGTAAGGGTAACTGCCATTTTGGTTATTGCTTCTTTTTCTTCTCTGACAAGCTTTTGCGTCTGCTTCCAGATTCTGTCATCGTGATATCTTACAAATCCTTCAAGTGCAAATCTCCTGTCTCGGTCACTTTCCATCTTTTCACCTCGCTTCTGTTATCCTGCTTTCTGGGTTTCTACTTCCATTGCATCTCTGGCTCTCAGGAGTTCTGAGTTATTCTCCATCAACTTAAGACTTACAATGTCCATCTGTTTCAGGTTCTGTACGATTGCTGTGATACGCTCTTTCTTTTCTTTGGTCATATTTTTCGCCTACCTTTCTGTCAAACTTGACTTTCTTTTTATTCTCTCCTATCCTTTAGGTACAGGGCACTGGCATGCCTGAGTATTATGAAAGGAGCAAGCTACCATGGATAAAAAACAAGCGCTTAAATCTATAGAACACTTTACTGAAGCTTCTCTTTCTGCCGTCTATGATGGCAACGCACCTGCTACCAAGTCTGATCTTCAAAAACTCAGATCCGACATTGCGCAACTAGCTAAAGAACTCTTGGATGCTTTTTCCAAGTAGTGTCTTTCCCCTGTTCTTTGGAGCAGGGGTAATTTCTATCATGCCAAGTGCTTCCAGACTTTTATAGCTATCTACAATTTGCATCTGAGCTACTCTCATATTTCCCAAGATCTTATCCATTTCAAATCCATCTACCTCAAATTTCTTTTCAATACTCCCATCTGCTGAATATTTGAATTTAATTTCTGTCAGAGTACTAAGCTGTCCTGCAAGATCTATTATTTTATTTTTCTTTTCTTCAATGTTCTCTAATGTTTTCTCTATTTCTCTGACATCTTTGATTTCTCCTGCATTAATTCTAAATCCAAATAATTTCATTTCTTTCTCACCTCGCTTTCTTTTTCGTTTGAATACAGTATAGTTGCTTCTTTATCCAGCTTTCTTTCCATCATCTTTTATACTCATAACCGCTTCCAACATCATCCCGAACACAGTTCGCTGACTTCCTTCATCCAAATAAGGAGCCATTTTAATAATGTTGTCTAAAGGATTATCTGTCATGTTGATTTCTGGGATTGTTTTAACTTTCATTCTCTCGCCTCTCTTTCTCATGTTGGTTATAAATGTAGCATTGACTTTTTTTCTCTTTTTTCTTATTCTTAGATTATTAGGTACTGGCATGCCTAAATCTTACCTAAGGAGGTTTTTATGAAATTCATTACTAAATCTGCATCTTCCTTCTACTCTTCCTTTTCGTTTAAATATCAAAAGCCTGCAATCTGTCCGCATTGTGGTTTTGGAACTGACGCTATTGTGAAAGAAAAAGATTATTATTCTTTCAATGATGGCCGTTTGCTCATATCTGTTTGCGAATGCACTGCCTGTCATAAATTTTTCTTTTTCGCCTGCGAAAACCCTGGAACAAATACAGATGATGCTCCAATGGTCTGTATGTATCCTTCTACTCAAATTGAGCCATACAAAAACGAAAATTTAGCCGCTATATCAGAACGTTTTATTGACATGTACAACCAGGCATTGCAAGCTGAATACAATCAAAATTTCGAATTAGCTGCTATAGGTTTCCGTTCCTCGCTTGAAATTTTGATAAAAGATTATGCAATACAAGAACTTGGAGAACCCGCTGAAACCGTTGCTAAACAATCCCTTTGTAACGCTATTGCTACATACCTTCAGCAAGCAGATCTTGTTAATACTGCCGATGTTGTCCGTATCCTTGGCAATGATTACACTCATTACAAAAGAAAATACCCAGAGCATGATTTTGTGCTTCTAAAAAAATATATGGAGATCTTCTTATCTCAAATAGAAGTCAAATACATGATCAAACATCCGCCGGTTGCTCGTTCTTAGTTGTATGCGAATCTCTTTCAGCTAGCAATTGACCTTCCAGGCTCCAATACTGTACAACCTGTCTGGATAGATCATCCAGTGTTCCTTTCCCTCTATTACTTTTTGTTTCAATTACTTGTATAACTCTTGCACTGTCAGTGCCATTTGGTCTGACAGTGTTTTTTTTACCTTCCATGTCTTCTCACCTCGCTCTCTTGTTGGTATATTTCAATTATATGTTGGTTAATCTCTTTTGTCAACAACATTTTTGTAATTAACCAACATTTTCTTCTTGATTTACTTTTTCCAATATGCTATTATGAATTCATCAGAAAGGAGGATCGGATATGAATGAGCGAATTAAAGCTCTACGAAAAAGGCTCGGCTTAACTCAACAAGCCTTTGCTGATAGGTTAAAAATAGCCAGAGGAAACATCGGTGCATATGAAGTAGGGAAAAACGCACCAAGCGATGCTGTAATTTCTTTAATATGTAAAGAATTCAATGTAAATGAAATTTGGCTTCGAACTGGTGAAGGCGGAGACGATAATATGTTCACGAAAGTGAATGAAGAAGATCGCTTCTCTATTAATCTTGGAAAACTTAGTAGGACCGAGAACCAGATGGCGAGAAATATGTTAAATGCTATCGCAGAAGCTGATCCGGAAAAGCTAAAACATATTGAAGAATTTATGAAAGCTTGCCTGGGCATAGAATAAGAAAAGAGCCAACCTCAATGGTCGGCCCCTATCATGGTAATTATTATTAAGTAGATCCGCCTCAGAACGGATTCTTCTTTAATCAAGTTTACCAACTCAATTATTTTGCCCTTGTACTCTTCTTTATCATTCTTCATCATATGTATGCCCCCCCGTTCTCGTTTATTCGAACGTTTGTTTGCTTTTAATATACACCATTTATATTTGAAGTGCAATATATTTCACAAACATTTGTTCGTTTAACATTATCTTTTATACTCATTATACGATAAACAGAGGGCAATATTTAGCACCGAAACGCAATTGTCCAGTATGCTGGACACTTTTTACTATTTGTACGGCGAGTCGTATAGATCAGAGATTCTTACTTTCAAAACTCTGGCTATCTTTTCCAGATTATCCAGCGTAGGTGAGTATTTCTCAATCATAATATTATTGAGAGTAGATTTCGTGATTCCTGTCATCTGCGACAGCTGCCGTACAGATACATTTTTCTCATACATAATTTGAGTTAATAATATCTTCATAAGATTATTATTTACACAAAAATTATGTTTGATACTATTACTATCTTGGTAATATACGGAAGGGGGATTTTATGAAAAAGAAATTAATACTATCTTGCATTGTCGGTTTTCTTCTATGCTTATTGTCAGTAATTCCAATTTATGCTTCAGAATGTTCGCATGTCTGGGAAACAGTTTATAGAATTGAGCCTGATTGTCTTTCCAAAGGATCAGAAATGAAAATTTGCCAAAAATGTCGCAAAATTGAAACCATTAGTCTCCCAGTTTCTGATCATCCTTGGGGAGAATGGCAAATTACAACTGCTCCAAACTGTACATATACTGGAATTAAGACCCGCACTTGTACTTTTTGTTACAAAACTCAACAAGAAGATGTTCCAACCAACGGAATTCATTCCTGGTCTGATTGGAAAACTGCTACTAATATATGTACAGAAGAAAAAAAAGCCTATAGATCCTGTTCATATTGTCATACTCAAGAAACTACCATCATCCCAGCTTCTAATCATGTATGGGGAGAATGGTACATTGATAAAAAGCCGACTATATTTAAAACTGGTGTGCGTATGCGTTATTGCATAAATTGTCTCACTGAAGATAAGATAATTATTCCAAAGCAAAAAATGACCACTGCGCAAAAACAGGTGAAAAAGAGTGTAGATCGTTTTTTCAAATATGCGAAGCAATATAATACAAGTAAACTAACAAAATGTTTTACCAAACCTTCGAGTGTTAAATTATTCATTGAAAATAGCTACATGCCTCAATATTATAAGAAATATAACAAACGTATTTCTTACGAACTAAAATCAATAAAAGTCAGCGGAAAGAATGCCACTGTGAAGCTTAGTTACAAATATCCAAACAGATATAACGTATTCAAAGCAGCATTTGAAAACTCAGTTTATTACCAGTTGAAAAATCCGAACATTTCTGAATCTCAACTTTTAAAGTATATGTACGAACGCATTTGTGTACATAGTAAAGCAGGAATAGATTACAGCCACGGAAATCTTACCTTAAAATTAAAGAAGTCTGGATCAGCTTGGAAAATAACTTCTTTCAACAGCAAAATAGACAATTTACTACACAGTAACTATACAAAAGCATATAACGATTATTTTTAATAGCAATTTATAGCTACAACATTATTGGAGGTGTTTATTTGGAAATCCAGTATTCTAAGCAAGCGCTCAAATTTCTAAAGAAACAAGATGTCCCTACACGAAAGAGAATCATAAATGCTATCAATCTTCTTCCTGCTGGTGATGTCAAAGCATTACAGGGCAGAAATGATTACCGGCTTCGTGTTGGAGATTATCGTATTATTTTTGATATAAATGGAAATATTTTATTAATTGAAGCTATCGGAAACCGTGGACAGATTTATAAAGGAGTGTGATTACTATGACAGCAACAAAGGAACGTATCATCGGTGCTGTATCCCTTATGAACGATAAAGAAGCCGAATTCTTCTGGAAGATGATCCAGAGCCGCTACATCATTGCTCCCAAGACCTGGGATGATATTGAGGAAGTAGAACCAGATGAAATTGATCTAATGCTATTGGACGAAATCCGCAAGAATCCTGAGTGTCACGAATTTGTTTCTCAGGAAGAACTGATGAAGGAACTTGAAATGAACTAATTTGTAAGAAAAAATTGCAGATACTTTACTTTTATAGTAATATACTTGTGAGAGAACCATATTGATTATGGTTGAAAGGCACTCATACAAGTATATTGCATGGGTGTCTTTTACTTTATATAAAAAATCGCCCCGGTGTTACCAGCACCAGAGCGATCTGTTGAATAATTTGCAGTGTAAAGAAAACTGCTATAATCATTCCATAGCAAGATTATTATAGCACTTTTCTTTACACCTGCAAAGGTGTATTTTTTATACTCTTTTTTAGAAGAAAGGTGATGTTATGAAACTTCCAAATGGATTCGGTTCTGTGTATAAGCTATCTGGCAGACGCCGGCGGCCATGGGTAGCAGCCAAAACCTTCGGATGGGAATTTGATGAGAAAGGACAAAAGGTTAAGCAGAAGCAACAGGCGATCGGATATTATGCTACCAGACAGGAAGCAATGACTGCTCTTGTACAATACAATGAAAATCCGTATGATCTGAATTTTAATAAGACAACTTTTTCGGAAGTGTACGAAAAATGGTCTGAAGAATATTTCCCCACACTCAGCAATGCTTCCAGCATACGTACGATCACTGCGGCTTACAAGTACTGCACTCCTCTTTATGATATGCGAATAAAAGATGTCCGAGTCGAACATCTTGAAGGAACCATTCATAGTGCAAACGTAGGATCCAGCACTAAGGGACGAATGAAGAGTCTGTTTAACCTTATGTATAAATGGGCTATGAAGCATGAGCTTGTGGATAAAAACTATGCAGCCTTATGTGATGGGGTCAAAAGAGAACGTCCTACTATCGTCCGCATTCCTTTTTCTGAACAGGAAATTGCAGCCCTTATGGAACATCCAGAAATACCATTCGCAGATATGATCCTGATCGGAATTTATTCCGGATGGCGTCCCCAAGAACTGGCAGTTCTGAAAGTTGCAGATGTGGATCTGGATAATATGACATACACCGGTGGACTGAAAACAGATGCCGGCCGTAACCGCCTGGTTCCAATTCATCCACTGGTTGCTGATCTGGTGCGTAAGAATTATGAGCAAGCAGTCGGTATGGGAAGTAATTATCTTTTCAATGATCCGGACGGTCAGCAGGGCACTTACCTTACATATGACAAATATCGTGGACGTTTCAAGAAGGTTATGGCACGACTGGGAATGGATCACAAGCCCCACGACACCAGACACACTTTTATTACGAAAGCAAAAGAAGCAAATATGAATGAATATATTCTGAAAATGATCGTTGGACATGAAATTGCAGATATCACAGAAAAGATATATACTCACCGTACTGTGGAAGATCTGAAAAGAGAAATGGAAAAGATAACAAAATGA